GCCGTATGAGGAAGCAGCCAAGCTCTCTCAGTACCTTCTAATTAAGAAGCGCATCGCTGCTATCTCTGAAGCGAAGCAGGCGTGGTTGAATAACGTGGTCGAAGGGCGGCTGCACGGCAGTGTCGTAACTAACGGCGCAGTCAGTGGCCGCGCAACCCATCGTTATCCAAACCTAGCTCAGGTCCCCAGCACCCGTGTCCCATACGGCGCTGACTGTAGGCGTCTGTTCAGGGCTGATGACGGCAAGGTTTTGGTTGGGTCTGATGTATCAGGGCTGGAGCTACGCGCCCTTGCTCACTTCCTCCATTCACTGGATGGCGGCGAGTACACCAAGGCTGTAGTCGATGGCGACATCCATACCTACAACCAGAAGCTGGCTGGTCTGGATACCCGTGACCAAGCCAAGACTTTTATCTACGCGCTGATCTACTCAGCGGGTCACAAGAAGCTTGGCGAGGTGGCTGGCGGCAGCGAAGCACGGGGTAAGGAACTGAAGTCTAGGTTCCTCAAAGAACTACCAGCCTTAGACAAACTTATTAAGGCAGTGACCTCGAAGGCCACTGACAAAGGCTATCTGCTTGGTCTGGACAAGCGGAAGCTGCGGGTGCGTTCGCCCCATAGCAGCTTGAACCTACTCATCCAGAGCGCCGGGGCGCTGCTTTGTAAGCAGTGGCTTATTGAAATCGACAACGAACTGAAGAGGAGAAAGTTGCATGGCAAATGCAGACAAGTTGCGTGGGTTCACGATGAAGTTCAATTCGAATGTGAAGAGGAGCTAGGTGATGTATTCGGAGAAATCGCAGTTGGAGCTATTCGATCAGCAGGAGACTACTTCAACTTCCGTTGTCCACTCGCAGCGGAATACAGGGTCGGACAAACTTGGGCGGAAACGCATTGATCTACCCTACCTTGCTGGCTACCTCGACGGAGAGGGATGCTTTACTCACGCCGGTCGTGGTCGGACACCAATCATAAAAATCAATAGCTGCGCGTTCGATATCCTTAGCATCTTAGCCGACAACTTTGGTGGCACTATGTACCGCCACGGCGAAGGTACTGATAAGCGTCGAGCTAGCTGGACTTGGATGATAACTGGCGGCGACGCTCTCGATCTAGCCGCTGACCTCATCCCTTACCTAATAGAGAAAAGGTCGCAAGCTGTCGCGTTGTTGGCTGCTAATGCAGTCGACTCTGATAAGCGGCAGTACGTTATGGATTTCTTGAAAGAAGAGAAGAAGCCCTACTTCGAACACATGGAGAGATAGATGCTACTTTTAATAGATGCTGACATACCGGCATACTCAGTTTGCGCTAACGCTGAAGAGGTCATCGAGTGGGAACAGGATGACATCTTTGTCAGGTGTAACAAAGACAAGGTCAAAGAAGAACTCGACTCTTACATCGAACACATAGTCGACCAAGCTATCGTCCACTTTGACAGCGTAGAAACGGTGCTGTGTTTATCGTCGTCGACCAACTTCCGTAAATCTCTACAGGCAGATTACAAAGCTAATCGTAAGAGTGTCCGTAAGCCTGTCGGCCTTCGGTACGCTAAAGATTACCTGTCGGCTAGATACGCCGCCGTTACGTGGGATGATCTAGAGGCTGATGATGTTATCGGCATACTGGCTACGGCCAATAAGGATGGCGCTATCATAGTCAGTGCTGACAAGGACCTTCTTCAGATACCCGGACACCATCTTATTGACGGTGAACTAATACACCGTCGCAAGGAAGAGTGTGAGAAGTGGTTCATGGTCCAGACCTTAAGCGGCGACAGGGTAGATAACTACACGGGTTGCCCCGGTGTAGGGCCTGTCAAAGCAGAGAAGCTACTGACTCCTGAAGAAGGTGAAGAGCCTACGCTTGAATGGATGTGGGCCAAGGTAGTCGAAGCTTTTGAGAAGGCGGGGCTGACTGACAAGGACGCGCTCACCAACGCCCGCCTTGCCTACATTTTACAGACTGAAAACTACGCAGAAAACGAGGAGGTTGTGCTGTGGAATCCACCAACGATCAAGTGAACAAGCCGTCCCATTACGCCCGATGGAAGATCGAACCCATCACTTTCATCATGCGAAACAACATGGAGTGCTGGAGAGGAAACATAATCAAGTATGCAAGCCGCGCTGGGTACAAAACAAAGCCCGGTAAGACAATGGTCGAGTCTGAAATAGAAGACCTTCAGAAAGCCATGCGTTACTGCGAGATGCAGATCAACCTTCTCAAGGGAGAGAAGGAACTGTGACAGGGCTATTAGATTTTTCCGCCAGCATGGACCTACTGGGGCGGCACATAGACCACCTGAAAGTAGTGTCCGCGTCTGCTCTAGTCGACAGGCACAGGGGTAGAGGCCCCAACCCTGACGATGTCGAAGAGATGCGTCATCAGATTGGCGCAATCCAGAACTTACTCACCACAATTTACGAACAATCAGTAGCCCTAGAGAAAGAGGTAATACGTCAGTGACACTGCTAGCTAACGCCCAATACGGAATGACCCTTCCTATCTCCGTAGAGATTGACCAACAGAAATACAGACAGACAGGTGAAGACTTTTACTCAAAGGTTGTTCGCATAGCAGACTCTCTCAAGGACTCGCCTGACCACTTCGAACAGTTCAAGGACATCCTACGTTATCTTAGGTTCTTGCCCGCTGGCCGGGTACAGAACGCTATGGGTGCTGCCCGCCAGACTACAGCATACAACTGCTTTGTGTCGGGCGTCATCGATGACTCTATGGATTCTATTATGGAGGCAGCTACGGATGCTGCCGAAACCATGAGACGCGGCGGCGGTATAGGTTATGACTTCTCTCGTCTGCGCCCCCGTGGTGACAGGATCAAATCCCTAGAGTCGAAAGCCTCTGGGGCAGTCAGCTTCATGGGCATCTTCGATGCCGTGTGCCAGACGATAGCTAGCAGTGGTCACCGCCGTGGCGCACAGATGGGCGTCCTTCGTGTCGATCATCCTGACATCGAGCAGTTCATTACAGCCAAGCATAACGAGACGTACCTAACAGGGTTCAATATCTCTGTCGGTATTACTGACGAGTTTATGCACTGCCTCAAAACAAAGAAGCCCTTCCCTCTTACCTTTGAAGGTGAGGTCTACAAAGAAATAGATCCCGTGGCCCTCTGGGACATGATTATGCGTTCGACGTGGGACTGGGCAGAACCCGGCGTTCTGTTCTTAGACACCATCAATAAAATGAACAACCTCTGGTACTGCGAGACTATAGAGGCAACCAACCCCTGCGGCGAACAGCCCCTGCCGCCCTACGGCGCGTGTCTTCTGGGCAGCTTTAACCTTACAAAATATGTGGAGGATGGCCGGTTCCTCTGGGAGCTATACAAGGATGATATACGTGCGACTGTTAGAGCTATGGATAACGTCATCGATAGGACCATCTACCCACTACCGGCGCAGAAAGATGAGGCGTTGGCTAAGAGGCGGATGGGGCTGGGTGTTACTGGCCTCGCTAACGCTGGCGAGCTTATGGATTATGCTTACGGTTCTGAGCCTTTTATGAAGTTTGCCTCTAAGGCAATGCGAGAACTCCGCAACCACTGTTACTCTACATCCGCTGATCTGGCAGAAGAGAAAGGCAGCTTCCCTCTCTTCGACAAAGACAAGTATCTCCAAAGCCAATTCGTTAAGACGCTGCCCAAAGAGGTTCAGGATAAGATTGCAGAGAAAGGTATACGTAACTCTCACCTTACCTCTATTGCCCCGACCGGAACGATCAGTCTCACTGCCGATAACGTAAGCAGCGGCATAGAACCTCCGTATGCCCTGTATTACGACCGTACTATCCAACAGTTTGACGGACATCAGGTCGAGCGTGTCGAGGACTACGCCTACAGAATGGGTGTGCATGGCCGTACCGCTAATGAGATATCGGCTCAAGAACACGTAAGCGTTCTAGCCTTAGCCTCTAAGTACATGGACTCGGCAGTCTCGAAGACCTGCAACGTAGGTGATGACGTTACCTACGAAGAGTTCAAAGAACTGTATTTGATGGCCTACAACCAAGGCTGCAAAGGGATTACGACGTTCCGCGCAGCGGGTAAACGGTACGGAATACTTAACGAAGTTAAGGAAGAAGAGCCTAAAGCGGAGGCTTGTTACATAGACCCCGCTACAGGACAGCGTACCTGCGAGTAATTAGGGACCAGTTAAAGAAGGATTACGCAGTGACTAAAGTAACTTTAGGCTCTGATCGTGTGGGGCTACCCCTAACGGCGGATGATTTAGTGGATATGCTAGAAGAGGCTTTTCCTAACAAATCTCCCCAAATACACGAATCCGAAAAGGAACTTTACTACCGGGCGGGCCAACGCTCTGTAGTCGAGTATCTCATCCACCTCAGAAACGAAGATACACAGGGAGTATAACTATGTGTGGCGCTATATTTAGCCGACCCAAACCCCCGCCCGCACCTAAACCGCAAATCATGGGCGAACGCGAAGACACTGATCCGCCGATCCTGAAGCTGCAAGGCGAACAAGACGGTAAAGCGTCGGGGGATGCCGGCGGAAGTTCTTCCCCAGAGCCTATGGACTCAACTTCTACGGCTCTGTCGATCCCCAAGAAGAAGATGTCATCGGTCGTTAGCGTTTAATGGCAGGTAGCTGTTCGGCCCGTTACAACCGTCTAACAGCTAAACGAGATTACTACCTAGACAGGGCGCGTGAGACAGCAGAACTCACTATCCCAGCCTTGCTTCCTCCTGAAGGCTTTACGTCAGCTTCGGACCTGTACACTCCCTATCAGTCCGTAGGCTCTCGTGGGGTCAACAATTTAGCAAGCAAACTTCTTCTTCTACTGCTACCTCCTAACACCCCGTTCTTCCGGTTGATGCCGGATAGCGACACTCTCAAAGAGCTTGAAGAGCAGCCTGAAGTTAAACAGGAAGTAGAAAGCTCACTGAGCCGTATAGAACGCCGTCTTATGGATGAGATAGAAGGCAGTTCTTTTCGGGTTGCGGTGTTCGAGGCTCTAAAGCACCTGATTATCTCAGGTAATGTTTTAGTACATGTGCCTGATACAGGCCCTCTCAAGGTCTTCCCTCTGTCAAACTTCGTCGTGCGCCGTGCGCCTGACGGCTCCGTCCTTGAGATCATTGTTAAGGAGCTTATTGCTAAGGAAGAGCTTGGCCTTGACTACCCTGAGCATGAAAGCTTCGAGGGTAGCTATGGGGACAGCTACGTCCCTAACGATAGCAAGGACGTGTACACAAAGATCGTCAAGATCGATGACAAGTACCAAGTATATCAGGAAGTAGACGACAACATCATCGAGGACTCCTACGGCGAGTACCCCGAAGACATGCTGCCTTGGCTTGCACTGCGTATGGTTAGGGTAGACGGCGAAGATTATGGCCGGTCGTTTGCTGAAGAACAGCTTGGTGACATCAGGTCACTCGAAGCCTTGACCCAAGCACTGGTGGAGTCCGCAGCGGCTGCATCAAAGCTAGTGTTTATGGTCAGGCCAAACGCCACTACCAGAAAGAGCGACATTGCAGAGGCCAACAACGGTGATGTCGTAACTGGTAGCCCTGACGATGTCGCAGTTCTACAGACCGGCAAGTACCAAGACATGCGGGTCGTACTAGATGCCGTTCAGCGAATAGAAGAAAGGTTGAAGTTCGTTTTTCTCCTCAACGAATCGATCCAAAGAAATGCTGAACGGGTTACAGCGGAGGAAATCCGCTTCATGGCGAACGAGTTGGAGTCGGCCCTCTCCGGTGTTTATTCTCTCCTCTCCGTAGAGTTCCAACTTCCACTCGTTCGCATTCTCATGCGACGTATGCAGTCCAGAGGGAAGATACCGAAGCTTCCCAAAGACAGCATTACGCCTGTCATTGTAACGGGTACAGCC